TTTGGGTTATCCATGTTGAGCCGACGTGCGGTAGCCTCATCGGTTCCGTTTTCACGTAACCAATCAACCATAAAGCTTTCGGTCTGCTCTTTGACCTGAGCAAGCACATCAGGATCGGCACCGATTCGGGCCTGAATTGAACGCTCCATCCAGTCGCCCAATGCCTCCGGATCCCGCATCACCTCCCGTACCACCGAATCATTCGTGAGCATTTCACGCAATTGCTCAGAAGTCTTTGCAGCCTCAATGACTTTAGCCATAACGAACCCCCTTATTTGCTCAGTGAAGCGAGAAATGACTCTCGCATTTGATCGAATGAACTACGTACAGGAGCGGGAGCCTTGGTACGCCCAAGGTGCTTGAATCCACGGTTGGTGAGTCTGTGTGCTCGATTCATCAGCGCTTGCAGCACTTCATCGTCATCTGGTTCATCCACTGGTTCATCTTCACCTGGTGGCGGTTCTTCTAGTGGTTCATCTTGCTTTGGCTTGGGTGGCCTGGTGTATACACGATCAGCAAGACGCAAATCAATTGCTTCATCAGCGAACATCCATGTCTCATCAAGCATGCGCTCGCGCCACTCTGCCGTTTCACCTCCACCCTTAACCGCATAGATTGAAGCGAGGTTATCAGACTGCCTGTCAAGCCAATCGGCCATCTCACGATGGTCTCTAGCGTTGCCCATTTCAGGGGCAAGTGCATCGTGAATCATCAATTGTGATCCGACCATCATAACTACTTCATCGCCAGCCATAGCGATGATGCTCGCTGCTGATGCTGCCAGTGCGTCAACATACGTAGTTACGTTTGCAGGGTGCCGCACTAGTGCATTGTAGATAGAAATGCTGTCGAATACATTCCCACCAGGGGAATTGATTCGTACGTCGATGTTATTAGCATCAATTTCCGACAGATCATGCACAAACTCAGCAGCATCAATACCAAATGAGCCACCAATTTCATCATAAATGAATACCTCAGCGGTACTGTCGTCATCCACAGCATTACGCATATGGTACCAAGGCAACTTAGTGTTACGTAATTCAGTTGCTAACGCTGCATTCTGAATGCTCAGTCGATCGAACAATCGTGTTTTATACAGCGTCATATTACGCATGCTAGGTGCATCGTTTGGTCGCATATCACTCCCTTCTTATCCTAGGTGCATTGCGAATACAGAATCTACAGCTCCGGCATCTGCATTGTCCGGGGGAGGGATAGCTGCTTTTGCCGGAGACGGAATGCCTGTCCATCGCATACGCGGAAGCCCCATTGCGTCTGATACATCATCAGGGTGATAGCCGGAGAGAATTAGATTGCGCGCACTAGTAGACTGGCTATTACGTTCCCTGTCGGCGTCCTCATGATTGGTAGGTACAGGGTCTTCATAATCAAGCTCTAGCAGACTGCCGTTAACGAACTGTGGCAGCATGTAAGCATCGATAATGTCTTTCCATCGGCTTAACCGGGGGATTGTCTGGTTCTCAGCCATAATTTCTTTACCAGCAATGGCGGTAGCACGATTGACATCATCGACAGTTCCCAGCATAGGCTTAGGAAATGCAAATGCTTCACGAATCAATTCACGTGGTAGATTGCGCAACTCAACGAATTGCATATCTGTCATTGAGAAGTTGGTATCTACCCATTTAGCATTCTCAAGAACAGCCACACGATGAGCATTTGCCACACCTTGATGCTGCTCACGCCACCTGCGAATGAATCCCCTGAATTCATCATCACCCATACGGTAATCAACTTCAATGATTCCACCAGGCTTGGCACCATTGATGAAGAAATTGCGATTCCATTCAGCAGAATACTTCGCTGCGTCGATGTCCGATAGTACCGACTGCACAGGTCCCATGCCGTGGTACGGATCACCAGGGTTGGGTAGCTTGATATGAATAACCTGGTCTAGTGTAAGTGGTACCTCTTCGCCGTCCGGCGCAACATACATATAGCCGGTAAGGAATTTCTTAGGATGCTTAATTGGCTTAATACGGTCCGGACGTACCGGCCACATTTCAATAACTACCCCGCCAATCTTGGTAAGGATAATTACACCCTCGCCAACCAAATCAAGATGTTGCTGCACGGTCTCACGGAAGAACCTACCGGTATAGAAATCATTAGGCTTGTTCCATACCGTCAAGAACCCGTGCTTTAGTACTTCCTGCCGCTTATGTATATCCCGTACTGGCCCTTTGCGGTAAAGGTGCCACTTGGTTGACGCAAATGCATTACCAATCTGACTGACAATGGCAAACAGCGTGCCCACTGAACCGTATGCATCATAGGCACGTTCGCCTACCGGCAGTGTTGCATCACCAGCAAACAGCGAACCGCGTGATCCCACATAGGGTACGGGGCTAGTAGACTGATTGGTTATCAGCCGTCTTGCTGAACCAATTGCCTTGGTAACCAAATCGTCCATAGTCTACCTACCGTAACCGCTGGTGCGGCATCGTTGTACGCGTGTCTGTCGCTTCCTGCGCAGTGTTACCCGTAAACAGCCATGACATCAGAAAACACGATACCGAGGCTGCCACTAATCCGATCGTGAAGCTAACGGAAAATCCAGCCCATGTCAAGCACGAAAAACCGGCGACGATAAGCACAAAGCGGGTCAACGCCTGAATGACAGGGCTAGCACTACGCTTAGCCTTTGTCCTAGACCTGCTGGATAATGCCGATGCAAGCCTCATGAGCACCAGACTTGGAATACTAGGTAAGCCTGATACATCCATTGTTGTCACTGTACTTTCTCCCTCAATAGGTGAGCTCAGTAATCCGTGCCTTACCCCGATAATCCAGATGCATAGTCAGGTATCGGTCGCAGTCTACGCCGTCATCGTCTTTTTTGATTGGCTCATCGAGCTTGCGGCCGTCCTTATCTACTTTCCAGGAATAGCTAGAATACTCATCCTGCGTACAGACTGGCCGCAATGCTGTAGCTAGAATTTCATCGCGTTCAACCAAGGCATCAGCCATAAGGTAAAATCGTGGATAACCCTGTCCATCTGGCTTAAGCCTATCCTTATGTAAATCAATGCCAATAGATACATCTTTAATGGCAGCAATCGTACCTAATCCCGTTGCCTTCTCAAAGGTGCGCCTGTCTTCTGCGTCATGGTCACAGATGACGGCGGTAGGGTGTGGCTCCAACCACTTAATTTCTTCCCTAGTGCGTTCAACCTTATTGATATGATCCCACCAACGGGTAACAGCAGCAGTAGTTACTACATCCATGATGGTAACGGCATGCTCGGCAACTGTTCGACCGGTCATATAGATTTCCCGGTACATGTATATTTCGCCGTCTGGCCCTTCTGCATAGCACTTCAGCACAAATGGGTGTGAGTAACCGAAGTCAATTACCCAATATCTAGGCCACTCATCAGGTAGCGGTAACCGATTGCCTGCATCGTCATAATCCCAATCAAGCACATGCAACGCAGGATCAAATTCTTCATAGATAACACCTTCAGATGAAACCCATAGCCCAAGCCGTAGGCGTTTGTAGCGCACGCCAGTAAGGCTATCGAGAATGGCTATATACTTAGCGCCACGCTCGGTTAATGTACCGTCCAAATTGAACAACCGGGGGTTGTCCTCATGCCTTGATTCAATAAGTAGACAGCGATTATCCTTGCACCTAAGTAATAGCGGGTGCTTATCACTACCAGGGTTGCAGTCCATAATCAATTGCTGGAATGAGATAGCCCAGTTACGCAATCGAGTCTTAATCATCTCGATGTCTTCAATGCTGATCTCTGTGGCTTCCTGTACATACACCACGTCATACTCAGATGACATGATGCGTGTAGGGTTGTCCAATCCACCAATGGTTACGGTTGAGCCATTCTTGAATCGGTACTGTGCTGCTTCCTGTGAGCTACCTCCGTAATAGACAACAGTTCCTGTAACAAGCGCTTCTTTGATGACGAAGTTTCGCCATGTAACCAATGCGGTAGACCCTAGTGAGCGCAATGTTTTACGCAACATCAGCGCACGTACATTAGGCGTCATCAGACATATTGCAAAAATCTTTTCCAGGCAGGCGCGACTCTTGCCCGTACCTGCCGGACCTGACACTAGTACCTCTTCATCCCTCGATTCAAGTACCTCCTTGCAGCCTCCCCTAGGCTCATAGAAATGCTCATGCACAGTGCCCGTGTGCTTAGTTTTGGCGGTTAATGAATTTACCATCGATAGCCTCATGCCATGCTAAATGCTTACTAACTAGATCATCCCAAACGGCCGCACCGCATTTGGGGCATGCCACCAATTCATCTCTGCGAGTACTGCGTACATTTCCAATAAATAGCATTGGCTCACTATCACTCATCGTAAATGCTCCATATCTACCCCTTGAATATCAACATTGAGAATGTCTCCACCGGAGGATTCACCCGCACCTCTGTGCAACAGTTGCCCTAGCTCATTGGCTGCAAGAGTGAGGTAAGAGCGAAACTCACGAGCGGCCATAGCGTCATAGCCAGCGCCCTTTTGCAGCCTATCGGCTATGTCCTGCATACGGCGCAAGCGCTCAAACTTCTTGGTAATCCATAGATCATCCAATTGTGTAGGGGTTACTGTGGCTGCGTCATGCTCGATCACTGGCGGATCTTCGACAGAGGCAAGTTTCGCTTGTTCGATTGCTTCCTGATTAGCTGCTACGAATTCCCGTAGCCAGGCGATCTCAACGCCATACCAGCGAGCAAGCTCCTTAGCAGTACCTGCACGTAGGGCTATGTCTGTGATGAGTTTGCTAATGTCCTCAGGTTCTAACTCGTCCATACTCGCGGATCATAGCAGCTCTTTCCCTGCTCCGAGAGTATGTCCAATTTATCATCTTATATTGGACTGTGATATAGCTCACAATCTTGCCTACCACGATAGAGTGTAATTGATTGAGTTAATGCATTGTCTCCGCTAGACTGAAGTCTCAACTACACAGAGGGAGTTAACGCAATGGCTTTCATTGTTCAACAGCCACACAGTAATACCAATCTGTCATCTAGCTATCGCGTAGCTTGGCTAGCTGATGTCATGGCGTACGCCAACGGCGCCCGTCAATCATACGCTTATACAGCATTCAAGGACTATGCGTCCGCAGTAGCTGCACGGGATAAGGCCAACAATGTCTGATCATGTGATTGAGGCAGGAACTGTGTTCAACACAGCTAGCCTCACAAGTGCCGAGGCACTTACGCTGCCAAACGCAGCAGGTTGGTTTGCTGCTCGCATAGCTGCTGTGTACCGGCATGGGGACAGCCTAGAGCACCAGGTAGGTCATTACATCTACATGGTAGTGCACATCAGCGAGGTAACCCTGAGCATCAATGTGATTGACGATTAGTAGCAAGTGGAGAACCCCCTCCTAGGAGGGGGTTTTCCTATTACAAGTACGGCAATGCAGCAAGCAGTACGTCCCTAGGGATGACCACTAGGCGCTCATAGTCCGCGATGGCTGCCCCTGCTGGTAGCTTGTCTCGCAACTCATCAGTGCAGTCAGTACCGATAACAGCTATGCCTCCCTCTGGCAGCTCTAGGATGTCTGGGCACGTGTACGCGTCTAAGCTGCCCCTGTCTTTTGGTGTTACTCCTAATCTACGTAGGTCGAATACAGCAGGACAAGCGCCACCCTCGCACGGTTCTTTTGTCATGACGAGCAGGATACCACCGAAGGCTTTTTCAGCCGTTGGGTCGTGGTGCCCTTCTCAGGCTTTTTCCCGGCTGGGCGCGCTGATACTCTCCTCATCGACCGTCTGAC